CCAGAAATAGATCAGATTACTGCTCAATATGGAGGTCAATTACCTGAAGAATTACAATTACAGTTCCAAGAAAAGCTTGAAGAACAAGTTGCAGAGAAAATTGCTATCATGACAGAAGAAATGGTCGGTGAAGAGCAAGAAATGATGCAAGAATTAGGTCAAGATCCACTTGTAGACTTAAAACAACAAGAAATTAACCTAAGAGCACAAGATATAGAGAGAAAATCAATGGTAGATGAGGCTAAATTGAACTTAGATCAACAAAAATTGAATCAAGATGCTGAAATTGCTCAAGATCGCATTGATTCTCAAGAAGATATTGCTCAATTAAGAGCTAATGTTAATTTAACTAAGCAAAAAGAAATAGAAAAAAGCAAAAAAAATCCAAGAACAGTGGATGTTAACAAAAATATTCGTTTTGATAACTAACATAGGCGTTGTAAAAGTGACTTCTAAGTCTAATATAGAACTTATGACTGAGGCAGAAGAAAAATTAGCTCGATGGTTTGAAGAACTAATGGTAATGGCAGAAAAAACTTCCAAAAGTGAAGAAGATAGTATACTTTTAGCAGGTGCTTTTATGAGTGCAGCTAGAGTTTTATATTTTAATCATATGAATCCTGATGATGCACATCATATTATGGAGCAAAACACTGTTGATTTTGTTGATTTAATAAAACCAACAATACATTGAAGGAGAAAAAAATGGCAACACCTAAATATATAAACGGATCTAAATATCCTAATGCTAAGATGACTGTCTCCAATGATCTAAATCCTTATGCAGGACCTACAGTAAATAAAGCTTATGCCCCTT